TTAAAACAGTCCTCGCAAATTTTACCGAGGCTTGTTTCGAAGTGAGGCAATTCGACCACGTTCGTCTCTCATTAAATTCATACGCCTTATCATGTTCGACGAAAAGAACCATGTTGATTCTTGCCCCTTGACCCTGGCTACTGGACCCTATCCTTACTGGTCCGCCCTCGACTCCGCGCCGAAGAGGATGGTCTGCACCGCTTCCTTCTCGCCGTCCATTTTCAGGTCGCCGAGCTCAAGCGTGCAGACGTTCGAATAATTGATCGTGCTGCCGTCGTCCATTGAGACCACGACCGTCGCGCCTTCGAGGCCGGCAAAGTCGAAGGGCGTGCCCGCGGGCTTCACGTAGTCCAGGCTGAACTGGTGCCGGACGGTCTTGTTCACGTACCCGGTTTTGTTCATCATGTTCACCTGGTCGCGGGTCTTCAGCGCCTTGATGTCGAAATCTTTCATGTCGGTCATCGCCTGTCCGTTGATGACCACGTCTGCTCTGGAAACGTATCGTGCCATGGGTTCCTCCAAAAGATAGGGTCCGGGGTCCAGGGTCCGGGGTCCAGGAATTTACCTGAACCCTGGCTACTGGCCCCTTGCCCCTGATTTGTTAGTAAAGGATCTGCTTCACCGCCACCACATACAGCCCGTCCACGACCGGCGAGGGCATCAGGATGTTCATCTGGCCCACGTTGCTGAGATCCTCTTCAACGATGAATTGGTTTTTGTAGCTCGTCACGCCCGTGAGTACCCCGGCTTCCTGGCATTTATACGCGCACGAGAGCACAATGTTCCGGAGCACGGTCACCGTGGGAACGCGGCCCGGTCCGGAATCGCGGATGATTTTCTTCGGCGCAAGCGCGCTGATATCGGAGAGCGCCGCGTCTCGCACGTAGTCCATGCCGAAAATCTTGTGGATGTCGAGATACACGAGCTGGTTGTTCGGGTCCGTGATGTAGGTCGTGGGCATGCGCACCAGCCTCGGTGTTTCCCCAGGGCCGACCTCTATGGCGGAGACGCCGCCGTTCAGGCAGGACTCCTGCTCGGTCCGGGAAAGCCGGTCCGCAACTGCCGGCGTTGCGATCTGCGCCAGGTTCATGTTCTTGATCGGCTCGGCGATGTCCGAGATGGCGCTGACTCCGGCTGCCGCGATCGCCGCGACCTGCCAGGAGGGCTCCTGCATCTGCGTGGACGCGGTGTAACGCACGAAGGCGCCGACAATCCTGGTCGAGTTCACCTGGCCGGAAAGTGTCGTCGCGCCGGCAAGCGCCCCGGTCGTGGCATAGACGCCGACGGTGCCGCGCTGTTCGAGCGGACCGGACACTGCTTCGACATGGGTCTTGAGCGTGGTCAGGTCCGTCTGGTTGTTGAACTGCGAGACAATGAGGTTATATCTCGTCCCATAGACCGCCGTGAGCGCGGTCTGGAGCACGGGGTTCGTCGCGCCCGAGGCCATGGCCACTACCGCGCAGGCAACGCCCGTTGCGCCGGTGATCAAATATCCCAGGCCGATGTCGTTTGCGCTGAGACCCTTGTTGCGCGAGGTGACGGTATGCACGCCTGCCACGTTGTTTCCCGTTACCGGCAAATCCGTCTTGGCGTTGATCGCGGCCTTAATGTTCCCGGCGATTACGGTTGCCGTGTCGCCGCTGGCGATCGCAACATCCACGTACTGATCGCCGATGTAGACCCGGATCGTGCCGGCGGATGTAGCCGGCCCCGTGATGGTATGGGTGCCCGTTGCCGCCACGCCAGCGCCGTTGTCGTCGAGACCGATGGCCGTGATGTCCGCATACGGGTTCTGCCGGATGGCCGCGCGGCACATGAGGTGCAGCATGGAGCCGATTCCGAAATAGGTTGCGGCGTCCGCCTCGGAGAAGATCTGCATCGGTATCGCCTGGGCAACCGTGCCGGCCGCCAGACGCTGGCCGATCAGCAGGATCCTGCGCGCGGTGGACGGCAGCGCCCTGGATGCGAGCGACGTGTCCTGCTCCATGTAGAGCCCCGGCTTCTTTAAATTGCCGGGGATGGTGTTGAAGGTGATATTTTTGCTCGACATTATTGACCTCCTGTTTTATCCGCGGCCTTCGCGGATTTTAGTTTCACGTCAGCATAGAGGACCAGGGACCCGTCCGCGATGAGACGTTGATAAAAGGGCGAACCATCCGGTACGTCCACGCCTGGCCCGCTGTCCGGAATGCGCTTTCTCGGTTCGTTTTCCATGGGGCATTCAAGCCCCGGCGCCGCGAGTACTTTCATATTTCCTCCTTCGTCGGAGCAGAGGGCATAGGGTAGAGAGCAAAGGGGTTAACCCCATGCGCCATGCTCCATGCACTATGCTGAAATTGTGATACTCGCCTGGTCGATCAGCTCCGCGCCGTCCTCGGTCCAGGTGATCGTTCCGTCCGCGACCGTGCCGGCGGCATTCGTGGGCCAGACCGGCTGCGCGGCTCCGGATATTCCCGCGACCGTCGCCGTTTGCGTAATGGTGATGGTGCCCGAGGCCGCGATGCCTGCCGCGTCATTGAGCGCCACGACCGTCAGGTCGAGGTAGGGGTTTCGCTGGATCGCCGCGCGCGCCATGAGGTGTGCGAGAGAGCCCTGACCAAAGGCCGTGCCGGCCGCGCCGTCGGAAAATACCTGCGTCGGCACTTCGGCGGCGACGGACGATGCAGGGTAGGCGTTAAAGCGCCACTCGTCGTTTACCGCGTGGCCGGTGGAGGCGGACCAGCTCGCGGTCACTCCGGACACCAGCGAGGTGGCCGTCGTTGTTACGTTCGAGGCAACGGACCAGGTGGTCCCGTTGTCCGACGACCACTGCATCTGGTCCGGCGTGCCCGTGGCCGAAATCTTCACGCGGTATTTTTTGACCGTGGTCGCCGTGTACGTCCCAGCGGTGGCCATGTCGTCCAGCGTGCCGCCCTGAAAGATCTTCGGCTCGATCCGGGCGCCCAGGCGCTGGCCGACGAGCAGCACCTTCCGCGCCATGGACGGCAGCGCGCGCGAGGCGAGCGAGATGTCCTGCTCCATGTAGATGCCCGGCTTTTTGATGCCCGCCGGCACCTGGTCGAACGAGATGTTGGCGCTGGCCGCGAAGACCGGTAGGCAGACCGCGAGGCAAAGCGCCATGATGAGTGATACGACTGTAAATTTTTTCATTGTTACCTCCTTCGTGAGTGAATGCGTTGATGCGTTGATGCGTAGATGCGTAGAGGCGGTGATACTTTTATCCATTCACGCTTTTACGCATTCACGCCTCCACGCTTCCACGCCTACGTGATTGCAATTGTCGAATTCATCTTAACCACCGCACCGTCTTCCGCCCAGGTCGCCGTCCCGTCCACCACGGTCCCACCGGCGGCAACCGGCCAGACCGGCTCGGCGGCAGCCGAGATCCCGGCGACGGTGCATTTGTATTTCCGCCCGTTCGCCACGGGCGGCACGATCTTGGCGTTGAGCAGATAGTTTGTTGCCGGCGTCCATATGGCCCAGTCGGTCCCCGGAGCGAGATACTGGCCCAGCGAGATCGCCAGCAGGTCTTGATCGGCTTCGGGAGTTTTTACCGTGATCTCCGTGACCGTCAGCCTTATTTCCGCGCGGTGGCAGAGCGTTTCTCCAATTTCCCAAGGATCAATTTTTACCTTGGGCAAGCTCTTGCCCTCGGTGTTGGGAAGTTTCGTGTCAATGATTTTTTGATTCACCGCATCCACAACTACATTGAAAAGCTTTTCGCTGGCAATAGAATCCTTCAGCGCGCGAAACCCCCTGATCAAATAATCATGGGACACCTTATATTTGTCGCCGGCCAGCCGCGCGGTTTGAAACCCTTCCCGCGTGATCTCCCATCCGTGCAGGGGTTGGTTTGCAGCCGCTTGATAATGGTCCTCAAATGTTTTTTCGTCATCCGTCCAGCGGCTGTAATCATGTACTACGCCGGTGCTGCCGATGACGGACGCCACAAGCGTTTTTAGGGATGCCCGTATGGTCGCGTCGCTCATTGACCCCTCATTTTATCCGCTATTTTTATGCCGCGTTCCTGCGCCATTGCCATGATCGTGGGCCAGCCCTCGTCCAGCGCCTTAAAAAACATGGCCGCGCCCTTGGTGCCCTGCTTCATAATTTTTCTGCGGACAAAAAAAGCAATTCGCTTTGCGTCCTTTTCGCCGACGCCAAATTTTACTTCAGCCCATCGGACCAGCACACTTGAGGGAGGCATTTTGCCTGGTCGCCTGCCGCGCTCGGCGGGATCTCCGTAAACAGACCCATGCGCCACGACTCCCTTTTGCACCTCAGTGCCCTTGTCTACGACCTCGCCGTGGATAGTGGACCACAATCCACCCCGTTTGCCGAATACGCCGATCGGCGTATTTTCTTTTACCTGAGTTTCCAAATACTGCGTAGCCTCGTACAAAAACGCAGTGACCTGGTCATGCGCGATCTTTGATGCCTTGCCCTCTACCACCGGGCCTTTGTACGTTATTTTATATGCGAGGTCCATTAACGCAGCAACCGTCCTCTTCGCGGATGCGTCAGCCGGTCCATTCCTCCCGGATAGTTAATCGTCGCGGAGGAGACCGCCGAGGCCGCGGGAGTGGATCCATCGTCCTTTATCCCCATATGATCGTTGTAAAACGTCAAACAAACTTTGCCGCGGCTGGTGCATTCGGAGGACTTGCTCTGGTAGTTGACCGAGTCCGCCTGGATCGCCGGTTTTTTGGTGGAGATATACCGAGACGCCAGCATGCCGAGGCAGATGTGCGCGGCCAGGTTCGCCACGGCGTCCATGTCGTTTGCCGCGATCGTCGCCTCGGTGCGCGGGACCGAAAACTTCACCCGGAACGATTCCGTTGCCGGAGGCGCGACGGCGATCAGCCGGATTTGCTCGGCGGAGGAGGTGACGTATATTGCGTAATCATCGTCCTTGTCCAGGAGCGTTTCCGGGTTGTCGCCGATGGGGTACTCGACGGACTCGATGCCGGAGAATTCCTGGACCCATCCCACGGGCACGGCGTACACGTTTGTCCCGTCGCCGGCGATGTCTGTCACGGACATCTTCGGCCTGTGTTTTGAATACCGCCCCAGCGCCCCGGCGATGCCGTTGTTCCAGTCGGCCTCGGCAAGCTTAGCGTCAGTGTCCTTTACCAGCCCCTGCACCTTGGCGATCAGCGTGCCCGGAGCGGCGGCTTCCGCATCGGCAAGGATGGCGAGAATCTGCGGCTCGTCGTCTATTACCGTGTCAACAACGGGATTGGGAGCGCCGCCGACACGCTCATAAGCCACGATCGTATAATTGCCGTCCGTCCAGACCGAACGGGCCTCGGACTTTTCGTACAGCCCCTTGATCACCGGATGTTCAGCGAGCGACACATAGGGGTCAACGGGGGCCGCGGCAAAGGATCCATCGGCGTCGTTCAGCAGATACCCGTCAGCCTCGCGTTTTACAATGACGTAGATATTTTTTGCGGTTGTGTGGGTGCGCTGTATTTTTTTTGTTGCCATGATTTATCCTCGGCTGCTCATTCAGATCGCCGGAGCCGCCCGGCGATGACCCCTCCCGGTGTGGCGGGAGAGGTTTCGCAATTTCCGCGCGCTAAAGTCTTTTAATTCCCAGCAGCACCGTCACGTTATTCGCCGTGCCCGTGTTCGCCGTGTTCAGCGAAATATTGGTTTCGTCGGTGATGTTCAGGTTCGCCGTGGTCGCCGTGAGCGTGGCGTCTCCGACCGACGTGGACAGCGTCATCGCCGAGGAGAGCAAACTGGTGCCGACGGAATTCACCAGATCCAGCGTACAGGTGCCGGTAACGGCGTTGCCGACGGCGGACATATGCACGATGCGCATGGGCCAGGGGGCCTTGAATTTGACGATGCCCGAGGTGGTCGTGGTGATCGCCGATATGGGAAGGGCGATGACCTGGTAGCCTGAGGATCCCGTCGACGGATTCGACGTGGCTGCCTCGGCCCTGTCGGCGAAGCTGCCCTGGTAGATCAACCCGGCCAGCGCCGCGACAATAAGGACCAGGGTCAAAATTAGTTTAGAAATCTTTTTCATGAGTTCCTCCTTAAACGTAGGTGTCTATAGGTCGCAGGCTGAAGGCCAAGGAATTAAAACCTTCAGTCTTCAGCCTGCTTTTTATCTTTCAGCCTGCAGCCTGCTATTCGCTCGCCACGGTTTTATCAAACCCGCGGAAGTCCGCGATCTCGAATTCGTACTCGTGGCGGATCTTGTACTGGATCTTGTCGGCCAGGAACATCTGCCCGACCGTGGGGTTGTCGGCCACGAAAAACTCGGGTTCCTGGTTGCCGTTTATGTAGGCGGCCTCCAGAAGTTCCACATCGTTGCCGTCGGCGATGAGGCCCCAGTTGTTTGCCTCCGTGAAGAGCGGGTTGCAGATGATGCGCTCGTGGTTTTGGCCGAACTTGCCGGCATGGGGGTTCGCGGTTGTGCCTTCCCACCGGGTATTGAGGCCCTGGGCAATCTCGAGCAGCTCGCGCGACACCCACATATGGAGCGGGACGAGTCCGAGGCCCTCGCCGCTGTCCTGCTCGGCCTGGGCGTACATGGCCTGCAGCCGCGCGGTGAGCGTTGCGATGCCGGTGGCGTCCAGGGTGAGCGTGGTGGCGCCGAGGTTGCCGTGGTTCACATGGAAGAGCGCCGTCGCGTCGCCTTTGTAATTGGCGTTGTCGATGATCTTGTTCCAGGCGCGCTTGGCATGGGTCCGGCGGGCGGCGCGGCCGAGCTTGGCCACGAGCTGTGTCAGACTCTTCAGGTCGTCGTTCAGCAGCACCCGGCGCGTGACCGTCAGGATGTTGCCCTTCTGGTTCACGGCATAGGTCGCCTCGACGTCAGTGGGCATGGCCACTTCCGCATAGTCCCCGGTCTCGGGGTTCACGTCGGAGATGTCGCCGAAATATCCGACGGAGATGATCTCCTGGGTCTTGAAGTCCAGGGCGTTTTTCTTGAAGGAGATGAGCGCGTCCTCGCGGTAATCGACGCGCTTGTATTCCTTCAGCAGCCTCTTGAACATCGAGACGCCGAGAACAAACGAAAACGACGTGCTGGCATAGGCGGCCGGCAGGTTCATCATCTGCATGAACGCCGCGCCGAGCCGTTGGCCCTCGCGCGAGGGAAGTCCGCGCAGTTCGGGGTCGCCGGTGATGCGCGTATAGGCCGCGCGGAGCGACCGGAACGCCGGGACGTCCTTGTGCTTCGCGTCCACGTCGCAGTCAAAGAGCTTGTCGAGCGCGGCCTGGAGCCGTTCGGGCTCGCCTTCGCCGCCCGCGATCCGCATGTCGCCGCCGCCCTGCGGCAAGCCGCTGGCCGTCAGCTTGTCGGCTATTTCCTTTTCCTCTTTGATCGCGGCCTGGAGCGCCGTGGTCTCAAAGGGTTTGCCCTCGAACTCTCTCCGCACTCGGGCTTTTAAGAGGTCCGGAAGCTGCGAGGCTTCGAGCTCCGACACGAGGACCGAAGCGCAGGAGAGGAGCTTCTGCGTATCGGCAAACTTCTGCTCCGCCGCCGCGACCAGCGCCTTTGCCTCGGCCGTGCCTGCCTGAGTTACCGCCGCGGTGAGCTCCGTGAGCATGGACTTGATCTGATCCGTGCTGGCGTTTTTTTCCAGCGGCTTGGTCGCCGACGCCATGAGCGCCTGAACTTCCGCATCTGTTGCCGCTTCTCCTTTTGCCTCCAGCGCTTCGATATCCGCCTTGAGGTCGGGCCGCTGCTGTTTGAGCGCGGCCAAAAGCTGTCTGAACATTGATGCCTCCTTTTGGCTCGCCGCTCCCGCGGCTGCAGCCATTCTTAGAAATTTTCCGCCGCCGATGGGGTCGTATACCACGTCAACGGAATTTACCTTGGTAATTTTTTGCGCAACCCGCTTGCCGCCCTGCATCGTTACCATCCCCTGCACATCGTGAGACAGCCCGAGGATGTCCTTATTACTCTGTGCCCCGAGCATGCCCTGCTCAAAAGCATCCACCAGCCCGTCCCGGAGCCACTTATTCGCCGCGGTCCGCAGGATCACGGCCGTGCCTTCCAGGCCTCGGGCGTTCTTTTTCACGTCCTGAATCCTGCCGGCCAGATCGCGCACGGAATGACCGAATTTCTCATCGATGACGTGCTGGCTCTTTGACAGCGCAAACAGGGGTGCGCCTTCGTAGAGCGGGGCCGCGGCATGGAGCACGGCCAGGGGATAGACGGCGAACCCGATCTTATCCTCGCCCGCGTCAATGACCTGCACTTTCCAGCGCCAACCGTAATTCTGGTCGGCCTTGTCCGCGATCGCGGCCCCGAGTATCCGTCCGGAGAACGCAGCCACGGCGGCAGCCTGCATCATCTGCCACTGTCCGGCCTTCTCTTCATACTGCTGCTTCACCGCGGCCCAGGCAGTCGCCGCGCATCTTGCCTCGTCGCCCTTGTATTCGGACCATGCGGCGTTGAATGCCGCGATCCAGATATCCTGCGCGTGGTCAGGCAGCTTCTTGATCGCGTCGGGCATGTTTGCTTTTGTGTACATACGGCTTCTCCTTGCGGTTTTAAATCCGCAATCCGAAACTAAACTATTTCTTCACCCGGTACTTGCTGCCGTCCCTGGACACGATCGACATCTCCTTGCCCCGGTCTTTCCAGGCGAGCACGTGTTCCACCCTCATCGGCTGGATGCGCGGAAACTTCTTTTTCTTTTTGACTCCGCCCTCTTCGACCTCGCGCTCTTCCGCATCGCGATAGTTGAGCCCCTTGAGATACTTCGGGTCGAGCCCGGCCTCTTCCAGCCCTTCATCTTTTTGTTCCTTGTCTTTTCCTTTTTCAGCCATGATCTGTTCCTCCTTATGAGTTTTGCCGTGCTGCCATAATCGGCTATTTTGGTAAAGATAAATATTGAGACGGTTCAAAAACAGTGAATGTGTAGATGCGTAGATGCGTAGATGCGGTGATGCTTTTATCCATTCACGCTTTTACGCTTTCACGCCTCCACGCTTTCACGCTTTCACGCCTCCACGCTTTCACGCCTCCACGCTTCCACGCAGTCACGCCGCCTTCGGCGCCGCTCCCCATCTTTTCGCCCAGACCGTTTGCGAGCACTGGCACCCGGCCACCTCGGTAAAGTCGGCCTGCGGATCGTGCGGCCGCATAAGTTGATAGCCGTTTTTGTCCCGCACCGGGAAGGGCTCGTTTATCGGCCGGACAACGCCGTCGGCCGCCAGGTGCGTGAGCCGGGGCTGCTTTGGGTGTCCATGCCGCCAGATTTTTTCGAGGTCGGGCACATATTCGGCCGCGTCCTTAATCCTGCGGTCAGCGGCCTCCGAGTACATTTTGCCCAGTTCCGTTTTTGTGATGAACTCTCCGCGCTGCGCAGCGTCCCTGAATATGGTCCTGCCGCCGCGTCCGAAAAACGGTCCTTCCGGCAGGAGCGTGCCGATCGCTTCGGAAACCTGCTGCGGGGTCTTTGCGCCGAGCGCGGCAAGCGAAAGCTCACCCCGGATCCCGTTCCACATGGCGCCGGTGTAAGAATCTATTTTGATAAACGCAAAGTCCCGCATCTGCCGCACGACCGAGACGGGGATGTTGAACCCGGTATAGATGCCGCCGACGTTCAGCGGTTTGTATACGCTCTCCTGGCCCAGGTCGAACATATCCGTGAGCCGCTTGCCCAGGTCGCCCTTTGCCGCGGATTCAAAATCCCCTATCCGCCGTTCGAGCGAGGCCTTCAACTGTTTCAGCGTATACTCGTTCCAGGACCCGAGCGCAGCATGCGCCAGTTCGTCCCGCACCTGCCGGTTGACGTCCAACAGGAGTTTGTATGTCGCCTCGGACCCGTCGATGATCTCGGCGTTCCGTTGAGCGAGTATTTTTTTTATCGTTGCGCTGACTTTTACCATTCCCCGACCCTGTATGGGCGGGCTTCAAACCCGCCCGCCACCAAAAAACGCTTATCCGTGTTCATCCGCGTACATCCACGCTCAAAATCTTGCCGCTGTAATCGTATATAAACGGGATAGGATCGCTTGTTCCCACGTCCGGATACA